CTGTACATGTGTACGCCCGTCCGCATCATACGTGACCTTGCTCTTGGTCGAAAACTTGAGTCCACTAAGTTGCGCAGTCACCTCGTCGATGGCCGCGGCGAACTGATAGTACGTGACGCCGAGGTTGCGCGGGAACCATTCAACCCAGAATCCTTCCCGGAACGCAGGGCCGGGTGTGGAGAAATCTACGGTTGGTTTGTGCATCTGGCGGTCTATATCTTTTTGCAGCAGCTGGCGTTCGCGTTCAGTGATGTGTTGTTTGGTGATGTCATACGGGCTCAACGCCTCAAGGAGCACGGTAAAATACTTCAAGAACGGCGGGAGACATGTGAATATATGACAATACTCACGCACATCGTTGTATCGTGTGGCCAACGCAAGTTTCGGGGGCAAGTTAGAACGCGTGACGCAAGACCGCAAGAATGTCTTCATGAGGCTTGGGACAGCATAATACTGCGACCCGTCCCCGAGCACGTCATACGCAAAAGTCGAACAGAAAGTCGAGTCTGCTGCATCAGAGACGTAGGTAGTCTCATTGTCACGGCCAAGAAATGTGACGCGTGACACGGTTTGCCAGAGCTGAGTGGAATTGTTAAACGGCACGCGTATTAACGCGTCGTCGCCCTGGCCCTTGGAGTCAATCGGCATCTGCATGTCAGGATTGACAACGTAGTCATATTTCTGATACACGTCTTCACGACGACACCCGGTTGTCCATCGGCACCCGCGCATGGCCAAAGCGTCAATGGTGGCCTCTTTAACCGTGTAAGTCGCACAAGCACGTGCTGCGTTAGTGCCGGTGGCCACGACGGCTATATTCCGTGGTATAACTTCGAACTTTGCCTTAACGAGTGGTTCATATTTGACGAACGCTGGTGTGTACGTCGCTTGAACCTCATGGCTAAAGAGTGCGGCTTTAACCTGCGCCGGCCGAAAGTGTTTGACGAATTCGAAGGCGGCTCGGCTCCAGGATACCATAGGTGTGTTGACGACCTCTTGCATCAGTGACCGAATAACGTCACACTGTAAATGTATCGCGGCGGGCACGATACCGCCACTCAGTATGACGGCGCGTGAATTAACGGTGACTGCACGGGCAATGTGTGACGCAGAATCGGGTATCATAACAACCGGTATCCCGGAGCCGGTAAAGGTCGTGAACCGGCAATGGGTCTTCGCGTCGGCCATTTCTTCCAGCACGCCATTGTACACGAGTTCACTCGTGTTGTCCGGATTACCTTTGAACCGAGCAAACTGAGTGTACCGAAAATCGAGGCGCGGATCGGAGAGGTCGACAACCCCAACGGTGTCGTCAAGTTTGTTGAATGGCACCGGCGCATGTGCCGCCCGCGAGATGGTATGTGCGCCGTAAGCGAGAGGCGCCTCAGGTTCGGCACCGGACGTGACCAAGTGCGGCTTGACCGTGAACATGCGAAGCACGTTGGCGACCGGAGCGAAAACCTGCCGGTTCGCACGCACCTCACCGGTCAGGACAAATGGTCGGGCACGCATAAACATGGTGCAAAAGCGACGCCACAACTTGATGGCGATGTGCAAGGCGTAAGCAAATACGCCAGAGTCGCGCGGGTTACGAAAATAGCCAGCATAGTATAGCTCGCGGAAGATGTTAACGAGCTCAACTTGTGAAATGTTGAACGGTGCCTTCTTGATGATCGGCTGCAAGATAGAATTCTCGATGGCGATCTGAAGCTGGCTATCGAACCCTGACGCGACACGTGCGTCCTTGATGCTGCGGTACAACCCATCTGGAAGCACCTGGGTGCAATTAGGGACGACAACGCCGTTCGTGACAAAACGGCGTACCGGCTCGTGACCAGGTGTCGGCGACGGAGATATGGTAACAATGACGTTCGCCGACTCATCGGGGTTGTCAACTGCAAAGTCGATGGTCGTGGTGTAGTATACGTCAACACCGTTGACGGACACATGATTGTGTGGCCAGCGCTCATACATTGACAATTCTTCACGAACAGGTTGGTTGCCTTCTATACAAACGACGGCATAGTAGGCGTCCACGTTGTCGGCGTCCGTAGGATCACACGACAAAAACGACCCGCCATTGAACTCGCCATCGTCTGAGTACGTGGTGACGATGGTATTGTGCTGGTATTGACCGACAATTTTGATCTTGTCGGCGACGCTGAGCATAGTGGCGTGTTCTGTATCGGTGAGAAGCCGTTGTTTGTCAACGATGACGAAGCAAACCGAATGGCCGGGTCGCATGTGATGAGCGGCTTCAATAGCGGCCTGAAATTCAATAGCCTGAACATCAGTGCGAACATCGAGATTACGTGGCATCATGACGTGTACACAATTGGTCGGCAGTTTGTCAAGACAATGCCGCCAATTGATGATATAACAAACGTCGTAATCCGACAGTCGTTGCGCCAAAAAGCCGAGGAGCGTCGCGCGTTCACTGCGCATTGTTGCGTGCGCATGCACCGGAGCTTTGTGTCGCTCAACAGCACGGTGCGGTGTGTTGCCATTCAACGTGTGCATGATGTCATTGTTGTGGATGGCAAGATATTCGCGATAACCGTCACAGTTAATGAACGCAACGCCGTCAGATCGCACATGCAAAAGGATGTGCGTAGTCACTATTGGGCCGAGCGCACGACTCACCGCGAAATACAACGTCACAGGGTCGATAACGTCGTTGTAGCGGCAGCGGCCGAAGTTTTGCACGCCAGCGGTGTCGGCCACACACACCAGCGTCTGTCTGTTAACATACAGTCGTAGCACAATTGCGATGCCGTAATACGGTATGACAACGTCGAGCACATCATCGCTGCAAGTATATTCACCGTGAGTGCCGTTGAGCTGTTGCACGGTGAAAACACAGCCAATATTGTCTGCAAATCGCGCATGCACATCGCCCAATGCGGCTGCAACAGATGATTGCATTGACGTTACAAATTCGTTGGCTCGGTGTGGGCCAAGGAATTGAAGAGCTGCACAACATACGCACGCCGTCGCCATGAACCAAGTCGCACGGGACGGTCGCACGGATTGTGCACAAACGGCAAGAACACAAGAACACACGGCTATCGCGGCACGAGGGGCTTCGTATGCTACGGCTTGGGTGACCGGTTGGGTAAGTAGCACAAGGATGTAGATGGCGGGGCGCGCGAGCACAGCGAGGTGCGTTACGTACGCAGCAAGAACGGCAGTCGACTGTGCGACGTCTTCAAATGAGAACCCACCGTAGTGATACACGGCGAGACTCATAATGAGCGCGCTCAAAGCAGCGACGACGGATTGTACAGTAATGAGACTGTTGTTCATGTTGAGTGCGTCGATGACTGCATTCACATACGCGTTATTGTGGTCGGTGCCGTAACACAGTGCTTCGCTCAATGCCAAGCGAAACGTAATCAGCTGAACATACCACGGCATCGGTGACGATGTGATGAGCCACGATGCAACTGCTATGGCTACAAGAGCAGCAATGCGGTACGATCCAACGAATCCGGTCCAAATAGATACGGCATCCGCATCGAGGGTGAGTAACCACCAGGCGTGCTGGCTATAGTAAAAGCCGAGAAGCGTGTGCCAGGCGAGATCATCAGTCTCAGTGTACTCACCATGGGAGCCGTCGATCTGTGGTCGAAGCCGTAACGTCAAAACGGTTGCACTCTCAAAGGACAAGCCGACGGCCCAAGCGTCAAC